GAATTCATTATATGTTGCTACAGGTTCATACAGAAAACTAACTGTAAACGTCGGCGACAATACCGGCAACAGAATTGATTTGAATGCAGTAAGAAGCTTTGCTTTGAGCGGTTCATCAATTGATCCAACCCTACAAATCAATGAATTAACCAAGGTATATAACACTGGTTCATTGGCATCTCCATATTACAGAATTCAATTCATTGTAACTGGTTCACAAGCACCAACTCCAGGTACTGCTACATTGACATATACAGTACAACCTACTGACAGTACCCGTGGTGACTTCGAAGACGCCAATCCATTCAAGGGTGGCACAGGCAATGTTGGTATCAACCAAGGTACCGATATCAACATTCCAGAAGTTAACTTGGAACTTAAGAGCGAACCTATCGTTGCTAAGACCCGTAAGTTAAAGGCAGTCTGGACCCCAGAATTGGCTCAAGACTTGAATGCTTATCATAGCATTGATGCAGAAGCAGAATTGACTGCTCTCTTGAGTGAATATGTATCAATGGAAATTGATCTTGAAATTATGGACATGTTGATTAATGCAGCTCCTGCATTGACAACCGAAGCATGGTCTGCAGTAATCGGTAAAGACATCATTAAGGGTGCAAATGATGCTAACGGACTACCAACATTCACCGTAAACAACGATTCAACCAATCGTACTGCTTACGTAAAGAGCACTTGGTACCAAACTCTTGGTAACAAGATTCAAAAGGTAAGCAACAAGATTCATCAATTGACTCTACGTGGTGGTGCAAACTTCCTAGTAGTAGGTCCAGATGTAGCAACCATCTTGGAATCAATCCCAGGATATGTTGTTAACACAGACGGTGATTCTGCTAAGTTCGCAATGGGTGTAAGCCGTGTTGGTAGCTTCGCAAGTCGCTTCCAAGTCTACAAGAACCCATACATGCAAGAAAACACCATCTTGATGGGATTCCGTGGAAATAACTTCCTAGAAACCGGTGCTGTATATTCCCCATACATCCCACTAGTACAAACTCCATTGGTATACGATCCAGTCAACTTCACACCACGTCGTGGCGTATTGACTCGTTATGCTAAGAAAGTAGTACGTCCCGAATTTTACGGTAAGATCTATGTATCTGACCTAGACCAAATCTAATCAATACTAAGATAGATTAAACAATGACCCCGGCAGAAATGCCGGGGTTTTTTATTTTGTAATTCTATTTATATTATATGATAAATTTAACTGATATAGTAGATGAAATTTTAGAAAAAAATGAACCAATGAAGTTGGTTAAAGATGTTCAAATAAGCGAACAATTAAAATATCATTTGGATAGAAAACTTACATTAGAAGAAAATATATTTAGAATTTATAGTGAAGGATATTTTAAAATAGTAAATGAAGTTCGTGGTTTATACAATGATGACGCAATTGAATTAAATGATGATGATGTAGATATTATAGAAAGTGATTTAGGAATTAAAGCAATATATGAAGGTATAGAAGTTTATTTAGATGCGCCAATTGAATTGGAAGAAGATGAATATCTAAATGAGGTAAAACACAGAGGTAGAACTGTACATCTTAGTAGACCATTTAGAACTCCAGGAGGACCAAAGAAATTTGCTGTATATGTAAGAGGTAAGAATGGTAACATCAAGAAAGTTACATTTGGTGATCCTAAAATGCGAATTAGAGCTAGTAGTAAAGCTCGTAGAAAAAGTTTTAGAGCTAGACATAGATGTAGTCAAAAGAAAGATAGAACTACAGCCGGATATTGGAGTTGCAGAAGTCATAGAATTAAATCTTTAGGTACCAAGAGTAAGGGCAAATATTGGTGATATGGAATTTCCATTTAAAGAAACACATTTACAAGATAATTTATATCTAAGAGAATTTGAAGAAAATGTAGATATAGATGATTTGGAATGGCACAGAGACAGAGAAGATAGAATTGTAGAAATAATTGGTGCAACAGATTGGCAATTACAAATGGATAATGAATTACCAAAAACTATGTCTGGTAAACTTTTTATACCAAAAGAAGTTTGGCATAGAATTATTAAAGGAAATGGTGATTTAAAAGTTAGAATAACTAAATTATAATATATTTATAAACAATGAGTGCTAATTTAGATCAAGATAGAGTAAGATGGCCAGGTAGCGGTAGTGCAGTAACTACTGGAAGCATACCATTTGGATTTTATTTGACAGAACCTACTCCTGTTAGTTTAACAGCAAGTGTTGGATTTTTTGAATATGACTGTGAAAAGAGCGCAGAGTGGGCTGCAAAAAGAATGGGATATCCAATCATTGACATTGAACTAATTGATGTAAATTTTTATGCAGCATTTGAAGAAGCTGTTAATGAATATGGTGCTCAAGTAAATCAATTTAATATCAGAAATAATTTATTGAATTTACAAGGATTAAGCACTGCAAATAATCCTAATATTACAGGAAAAAATGTTACCGGAACAGGATTACCATATATAATACAATTAGCTAAAGGATATGGTAGTGAAGTTGGTGTAGGTGGTTATGTTGATATAAAAAAGGCTGCAGTTCAATTAACATCCAGTGTACAAACATATGATTTACAAACAATAATTGGTACAACTCTTGAAACAGGTAGTAGAGTTGAAATTAGAAGAGTATTTCATGGTCCTCCACCAGCATTTGCTCGTATATATGATCCATTTAGTATGACTGGTATGAGTTACAGCAATGTATTGAATGAAATGGGTTTTGCTGGATATAGTCCTGCTACACAATTTTTGATGACACCAATATTTGAAGATTTATTAAGAGGTCAAGCAATTGAATTTAATGATATGGTTCGTAAGAGTGCATATAGCTTTGAAATTGTCAATAATAAATTAAAGATATTTCCTATTCCTACTCACGATCATACAATTTATGTTGAATATGTTGTTGAAAAAGATAAATTAAATGGTGCAAATACATTTAGTAGTGGAAGTAATTATGATGTAGTCAGTGATTATAGTAATGTTCCATATCAAAATGTAGTTTATTATAAATTAAATGCAGTTGGAAAACAATGGGTTAAGAAATATTTCTTGGCATTGTGTAAAGAAAATCTTGGTTTGATTCGACAAAAATATAGTACAATTCCAATTCCTGGTGGAGAAGTAACACTAGATGGATCGGAATTAAGAAGTGAAGCTTCTGCCGAAAAAGAAACTTTAATAACTCAATTGAGAGAAAATCTTGAAGCAACCAGTCGTAAAGCTCAAATGGAAGCTAAAGCAGATGAAACTGAAAAGATGACATCAATCATGAAGACTGTTCCACTACTAATTTATATTGGGGTTTTGGTATTTGGTTTTATATTAATATTTCATGATAAACCTATGTCTTATTTGCAACATTTCATTTAATAATAAAATATTATGGCATTATTTGGAAGATATTATAGTCAACGAGACATTAATTTGGTTAATCAAATTAATGCAGAATTGATGCGTGACATTATTGAAACATTGGTTGTTTTATTTAAGATTGCACCAAATGAAACCAATACAAACATTTATGGTGAAGCAGTTGCGGCTGAAGGAAAGAGTTTTTATTCTGGTGTAGAATTGAGTAGTATAATTGATCGTGGTGATATTAGTACAGATGATGAAGGATTTGGACCTGATAGAGATCAAACTGTTGTATTTAAATTTAGAGAATTGTCATTAAAAGATGCAAGTTTTTATCCAGAAGTTGGTGATATGATATTATTTAATGATCGTTATCATGAAGTTGATAATGTTGTACAGGAGCAGCTGCTCGGAGGTCAAGCAAATAAATCACATAGTATTATTTGTAATACGCATTATAGCAAGTTGAGCAAAATTAATTTAGTTAACCGTCAATTTTAATTATGTGGCAAGGAAATACGAACAATCCAGTACCAACAAATAACAATGTTGAAAAGAACAATCCTATTGTATCTAATGTAAGAAACATTGCATTGGATACTAGAAGAGATGAAGATGCAAAGAAAAATTTTACTGTTAGTTTATTAGATATTGATACTGCATTGATTAGTTATATACAAAATGTTATCAATCCTACTGTAATTGACGCAGGTGAAAATATAAAAGTGCCTATTATATATGGTAATCCTGAAAAATGGTATGCAGCAAAAGCTCAAGGCGGTT